TGCAAAATTAGTTGTATTAGCCATGATTTAGTCTATTATTTGCGTTGTCCAAGTTGCGTCTGTTATCAATTGTCCGTCCCAAGCGATATATCCAGAAATATAAACAGTCGATTGTTCTGATGTAGTATTAAAACCAGCCCATATAAAGTTTGGATAAGACTGCATTGAGGTAATAGCTTCGCTATATGTTGTTCCACCTTTGATTAATCCGCCAAATGGTTTTAAGACACCAGTTGAATTTATAAGAGCATTCGTTGACTCCCATTGTACAATTCCGAAAGTTCCAGCTACAGAGGAGTTTGATGCAACCATTCCATAAGATTGCATGACACCTTTGCCATGCGTACCTTGTCCGTAGATTGCTCCGCCAAATCCTATTCCAGTGTCCATCAGTCAAGTTGTAGCTTTATCGTTTGAGCATTAAATTTGAAGATGTCTCCATCGTTTACGACCTTTGTGGTCGATGTTGAAAAATCTGATTTTTGGAGATTCTGGTATGCCACTAAATTGACACCTGTTAATGAATCATAGATCCCGACCCAACCGATTATCCCCCAATCAGCAGTTGCTGTTGGAAAAGTGATAGCGGAGGTATTCTTCGCTTCAGCAGTACCAGCACCAGTTATTGTGAATGCACAAACCTGTCGTGCGTATGATCCGCCAGAAACCTCTGTTCCTGCCGAACTATCACTTGGAGTGGCAGTCAGTAATCCAACATACCAGTTAGTTGGTCGAGTGTAAGTTGTAGTACCAAACACATGATTCCAAATTTTGTCTTCAAGATAGTTAGTCAATCCTGCCATGATATTTTATCCAAATGGTGTAAATGATATGGATGGCGTAGAACCAGAGAATTTGGCTTGCTCATCCGATTTTTTGATTTGTTCTAAAATCTGGTTGTATTTTCCAGACCATAAACCTATACGTTGATCGTCCTGTAAATAAGGAGCAGAGTGCATCAACGATCCATACAAATATGCGTCTGGGTGTTCATTGAGCAACCAGTTATCTGGGTTCCCTTCTTTTGTTTCAGTATCTGCTGAAAGCGCACGTATTTTTTGATAGTACACGATTTCAATTGTGTAATCTCCATCTGGTACAGGTGCGAACTCAATTGAGTCCTGCATAACAGAATAATACAGAGGTTTACCAGTTGAGTCAGATGCTCTATGAATATCCAGATTTTGCAGATTCTTGTAAGTTAAAGGAGTAACAGGGTCAGTTAATAGATCAATGTTCCTCATACCTAAAAAATCTTCAGGTAACTTAACATATTGACTATTGATTGGCGCACGTGTCCTCACTGTCATATCACGCACTCTCAAGTTCCTGTTGATCTCTGCTTCACACATCGTAATAAAGTCAGGTATCACAGAAGTTAAATCAGACCTGTTTAAGAAGTCTGCAATACTTGCTTGTAGTTCTGTGTAATTACTTAATGCCATTTAGAGTCTACCCTTCCATGTGCGAAACATAGCATTATGAGAGTCATTCGCCCATTTCTTCCAATCCTTTTTTGACCAGTTCTCACGTAAACTCTGGTCAAGGACAAATTGCGGAATTACTGCTGTATGTCGTAAATCCTTTGAAGGTTTTAATTCCGACAAATCTTTTGCAACTTTAATAAGAGGTTCAACATCCTCTCGATGTTCGATTGTATAAGTCTTGTCGTGTTGGTCGTAGGAGAAGACTTCCATCTTCCCCTGCGACTTTGACAACAACCTTTTTTTAGAAGGTGATTGCATAATTATGTAATTGTGCAATCGGCAACAATTCCAGATGCCTTTTCATTGGCAGCGATAAGCGTGTATTCCACTAATATTGCACGCTTTATTGCGTCACCTGTTTTGGCAACTTCCTCTTGTTTGAAGTCACGGAAATAAGCAACTTTCCAATACTCAGGATCAAGAACAAAACAAGATTGCTCTCTTGATAGACGACTTGGGATGATTTTTAACTCACCAAAGTCAGAACTATACATATGAGCCGCACCTTGAATTGCGTCTTTCTCAATCATTTGACGAGCAGATGATCTTCCAGCAAAACCCGAGATTTTACCTTTATTCACAGGACCCACCATGACAGTTGTTGGATCACCACCCTGAGTGTAACAGGACTGAATGACAGTCTTTAAGAGTGCTTCTGTTAAAGCACGCTTAGTTGCCGCATCAACAGGAGCCGCTCCGCCACCTGCTCCAGAACCAGCAGGTGAACCAGCACCACGACTGACGTTTGTCTTCAACCATGTTTCCATTCCCCCAAGTGTGCGAGCAGTAGAAGCGTTACCGGCTGCTTTTGCTACCTTACCTGTGAGTGCTGTTTCCATGTCCTTCTTAAGTGCCTTTGAAGATTTGGCAAGTTGGTATGCCATTTCTGAATCCCGCCCTGCATTGTTACCTGCTTGCTGAGAACCAGAAACTATGACAGTCTTACGAGAGATTTGAGTGTAGTTCCCTAAACGCTCAGTTGGAGTGACTGCATCGTAAGCAAAATCATCCCCTTCCAGTTGCGCATTGGCTCCAGCGGCATCGAGCGAGTCAACTTGCCACTCAGCTAAAGTGTTTGTTGCTTTAGCTTTTCCTATCATTGACATGAAGGGGGTATCGCTAGGGGCAATATTGTAAATTGTATTGGAAAGATCCTCTCGTCTTCCAATAGCTTCGTATGTTTTATGTGTATTAGCAATTATAGCCATAATAAATCCTTATAAAATTTATGAACGAATCATATTGTAAAATACAGCAGATGCGTCATCCACACTGCCGGATTTTTTTAGTCTAGCCGATGCTTTCCGAGATGCTGTCTTACTGGGATTTACTGACTGCGAACCTGCTTTCATGCTTGAACGATGACTTGGTCTTAAAGTACCTCGCTTTTTAGCTAATTTATCGTAGAGCATTGCTTTACGCATTGTTGCCACTGCTCTTGAATCATAAGCTTCGTCCAGTTCTTTATCGGTGAAACCTATGCTCTTGCCATATTCTACGATTGCTTTTCTTTCAGCTTTTGCGACTTTTTCATCAGACCACTCAGGAATCAACGTACCTAAGTTATCCCTCTGTGATTCGATGTATTTTTCCAAGTTTGCTTGTTGCTCTGCATTCTCCTGCGCTCGCAACTGATGAATCTGTTGTTCACGCATTTGATCCTGTGCTTGAGCTTCACGCATTTCATCTCTTTCGAGCATAAACTGCATTGGGTCAGAGTCTTTTAAATCTTGCCAGTATTGAGGATCTTTTTGAGCTTGTTGAGGTTGTGCGGATCTTGCATTTTCAAGGATTTCGATAGCTTTCGACCGAAGTTGTCTCGCTTCTGCAATTTCAGACTCAAACGACTTGCGATCTTCTGCAAGTGCTTGAGATTTTTTAGTGAACGATGATTGGCGTGAGTATCCTGAGATCAACTCGTCAAGTGAGACATCTAGTTCTTCACCATCAGCACGCACTTTATACATCTGTGCGTCTGATTCTACTTCATCCAAGTCTTCGTCTACTTCTTCATCATCCTGCACATCTTCTGAGTCTTCTGAATCTAACTCTAATTCTTCCGACTCATCGGGGGTAGTTTCGGTTTCTTCTTCTAATGATTCTTCACCATTTTCGGATGCCAGTTCATTTCCCCATGCTACTGTAGCGTTATCGAGTCCATTTCCGATAGTCAGACTATTGCCCTCGATAATTTCTTGTTCTGCCATGTTTACTTTCTAGTTTCTCAGGACATCACTCTTGTTCCAAAAAAGGAATGAGTGATCTCCTCAAAAACTAAATTAATTGTTTTGCGATTTTACCGCCATTTATCATGGATTCGATTTCCAGTTTCACTTCAGAGAGAACCTTGAGAGATAAATAACACTGCTCACGTTTCTGCTCATCACCGATTCCAGAAGAAATCCATGTGTTAATATATTTTTCCTCCAGTAGATCACACGCTTCTGTGAATACTGGAGACTGTAGAAGCGTTTCCGCTTCATTCGCTTGTGCGACTCTCTCCTCTATTGTTTTAGGAGTCGCACTCTTTCTTTTCTTAGACATTTAGTTTGCCATTCCTTCTTCTGGAACTTGTTCCATATTAGTAGGAGACATCTCTTGAGGTAACTGCATCTGTTGCATCTGTTGTTGCGCCATCTGCTGTTCCTGTATTCTCTGCTGTGCTTCTGCACGAATCTTCTCACGATCCTTCTCCAGATTCCCTTTTATCTCTGTCATGTCAATCGTGGTCTTATATTTGTTCTCCATTTCCTTTTGTTTTATTCCAACGTCAGAGTCGAGTTTGTCTCGCTGGAGGTCATCATCACGGATCATTTTCTCTTTATCAAGACTAAATTTCTGCTTATCTAACTCGATATCTGCCATGACTTTATCCGCTTGCGCTTGAGCAAAGATTTCATCGGCTGTTGGTTCAGGTTCTTTAGGAGGTGGCGGTTTAAAGTCTTTCGGATTACTCCAGAAGGACTGCGTATCTTTAAATCCGCTTAACTCCGTCATCTTTGTAAGTGTGTGATGATACTGCTCATTTGAGACAAAAGGATTCGTTGAACCTTGCTCCTGTAAAATCTTTTCCTGCTTCACTGCAAGTCCTGCAAGCATCTGCATACGCTCCTGAGTAGT